TAAAGGGAAGACCCTACAAGAGGGTCTTCCCGAAACGGTGCGATTGTGGAGACTGGCGTTAGGGTCCCGTTAGGGTGTCATTCCAATTGGTGTCTCGGAAGAAGGTCCGATAAATCACAGTAGCAGACGTAAAAGCGGCGGCGGCTGCTGCTAATAGCCCCTCTGGGTCATGAATTAGGTCACCATTAAAGTTTACGGTTCCGTCTATCGCTGAGCTTACGGCTCCAGCTACGAGTGACAACCCGATTGTCAAGACCATTTTTGCCCACACAGGCCAATGCCTTTGCTTTAGGAACGATATTAGGGGCGGAAGGAATGCCCCAAACATTACGCCGAGTCCTGTCTCTATCATCTCTGTCTCCTTTCACTGCCCGGTAGAATTATGTCTTTGCCTGTCTGTTGCTCTGGGGGTGGAGGAGTCGAACGCAGTACGAAAGCCATCCCCACTGTCATCAACAACAGGACGAGCACGAGGCCCGCTAGCTCGATGGTCCCATCACGCCTACTCCTTCACTAAATCGCGGACGATTTGTTTGACCTGCTCCGTCGTGAGTCCGCCCGTCCCGCCGTGCGGAGTCGCGGCGTGAGCGGTCAGGAGTTTCTGTGCCTCTTCCGCAACCTCCCGCTTGAGCCCCTTGAAGGCGACTCCATCCGGGGTCGCCAGCGCGTCCATAATGGCCTGTGGCGCGTGAGCCTTGATGAGCGCTATGACTTCATCTGGTCTCATGTCGTCCTCCATTAGGTCTGCGAACAGCCGCGCCTTCGGCCAGCCCGTGCCAGGGCAACGCGAGCGGTTCACTGAATCGAACTGGTGATGGCCGAGTAGAAGATGGCCCTCAATCGACTGGCCAAACTCGTGAGTCTCCAAGAGCCAGCGCTTCAGGCGCAGGTCCGAAGCGTACATCGCCTCCGTCCAGGGCTCCCCCGTGTATCCCTCATGCTCAATGCTGATAGTCCGCCGATTCGGGTGACGGCTCCAGTATTCCGCATACGTCTTGGATGCGAAGGCTTGAGCAATCCACGGGACAGTCAGGTCAGGCTTCAGGAGGACTCCGTTCCCCCACGCTGAGTCGTCGGTCTCAACGTACTGGTGGATTTCGCCCTTCTTGCCGACCTCGAAATGCGAGCTGGCTTGGTCATTGTCAGGGTTGTTGAACCAGGCGTCCGTGCCGACGAGCGTCCCCTGGGCGATGTGGTCTACGATGCTCTCTAGCGGCAACCGGCCAGGCCAGTAGTTGGGCGAGCCAATCCAGACGGCAAATGGGCAGCGCATCAGTTCCTCACAGCGTCAGACTCAATTGAGCCGGGGAGACGCCAGTAGGGCGTAGTGACCCGCGTCACACGCTCGCGCCGCTCTCGCTGTGCATCCTCCAGGGCTGTGATGAGGCTGTTGGCTATGGCGATGCCCAGCAGGCACCCAAACGCCAGCGGAGCGAAGAACAGCAGTACAGCGGCTCTACAGTTCACTTGACTAGCACCATCACCACGCCGTTTATCATCGCTACCGCTGCCACCGCCCCCAGCAGCCAGGCCCGAAACTCGCCCCGCATGTCCTTGTCGTGACTCCGTTCCCACTGCATCTCCTCGCGGAACTTTGTGTTCTTGGCGTTCTGGTCGTTCAGCCCGTCCAGCCGCTTGTGAGTACCGGCGAAGCCACTGGTGATGTTAATCTCAATGGACTTGAGGCGTTCGTCTAAGTCGAGGTGCCGATGGGGTTCCTGCATATGCATTTACCTTTCCCTATGCTCCTCTAGTCCGCCGCCTCTTGCGGGATCGCCTTCGCCAGCGCGGTAAGCGCGTTCAGCGGCTCCTTGAACTTCACCAACACCGTCATCACCGGCGAACCGTTGAGGAGAACGTCGGCCACGTCCTCCAGCTGGTGCGCCGCGAGCAGGCACTCCATCGCCAACCGTCGTCGTTCGGCTGAGTCAAGCATGGTAGTCTCCTCCTCCAAAGTCATATTACCTGGGCTATTACCGGCGGGGCTGACCCCGCGCTGGCGGGGGGAACGTACTCCACCGTCCGTGCGGGGGCCGTCAGGTTGTCGCCGAACACCTCCAGCCCGAAGTTGTCCACCTGTTGCGCCACGCCCGTTGTGTCCTTCTTGAAGCCTGCCCTGAAGGCATTGAACCGTGCCTCCGTCCACGGGTTGCCGTCGCCTGTCGTGCGGAGGTACTTCGTGCTCAACTCGAACACGCCGCCGCCCGTGGGGTCTTCGCCGTCGATGTCCCAGGGCTGTTCGTAGGCGCTCTCCCCTGCGACCTGATGGCGCACCAGGTCGGGCTCCCCCCCGATAGCTAGGCGGCTGCAAGCGTGGGCGATGACCATCAGCGGCGTCTCGCCCACTGTCATATCGGGGAAGCCGAACTCCTCCGTGCCCGTAACGCCGGAGGCGAGTGTAAGCCAGTTGTCTACGGCGGGGTCTGCCCCATCGTCGGAGTTGAAGTTGTCAACACGCCGGAACTCATGCGCTTCAGAGCCACCGTCGTTGCCCCAGCCGGTAGTGATGTCCGAATCAGGCTGCCAGGGCACGTAGCCAAAAGACGTAGCGAGTTCGCTGTTCAGTATTGAGCCGCTGGAGTCCATCATCGCTACGTCATCGATGCCCCACATCAGAGCCTGTCCCTTCGTCGGCTTGCCAAGGGCTACGAGTTCAAAGTCCTCCATGCATTGGTTGACTGCGCCCGCTGTGAACGACCCCTCCGAGGCCAGGGCGGTTGAGTCGTTGCCGTAGAACCACTCGATGTCATACTGCCCCGCGCCTGCGCTTATCTGTATCTTGAAGGCGAACTTGTGCCAGCCCACCAGCGGGAGCACCTTCGAGTCCACGTTCGTTGCGGAGTTCGACCGCCGCAGGTATACGGTATCGGCTACGAATGCCGTGGTGCTGACACGAATTATCCAGTGTACGCCACCCGCACCGACACCTCCCATCCTGACTGTCAGAGAGTCGGCCTGGCCCGATGACCCGTTGGGCGTCACGAGCCTGAACCAAAGCTCGAAGATGGCGTAGGTCGCGCTGCCGTCGAACGCCAGGCCACGGAAGTCGGCCAGACGCTGGCCGGACTGCAATAGGATACCTGCACGTCCGGTATGTACCCCGTTCGGAGTCACATCAGAGTCGTAGACGGCGGTAGCGGTACAGTCGGCCCATGGCCACGGCCCGCCCACCTGCTGCCGCATCCCGACCTCGCCGCCGGTGCCGTTGCACCACGCCACTAGATTTCCCAACCTTCACGACGCCACCAGCCCCACGGAGGGTTTGGCTGGAGGTCGCCGTAGAGGGACACGATAGGCTTAACCTCTGGCTGGAGCCAGTAGATGTGGACGTTGATGGGGCCGATGGACTCGTGCTGAGCCTCAATCAGACGCTCTATCTCCCATCGGTCGTCACGGTGGGTGGGGACGGGGAGGTTCAGCCAGTCGATTTGCTGCCGCCCTGGGAGCGGCGTTGCGGTTGCCTGAACCAGCGCCCGTGGAGGGATGAACTCGCCCTCGGCCACTACAGCGTCCAGACGAGCAATGAGTTTGGGGTAGCCCGTGAACGCCTTGCGGAGAAACCGCTCCACCTCGTTCAAGTTCAGGCTCAGGACACGCATCAGCAGTTCGATGCTGTCCTTCCAGGAGGTAGATAGGTCAAGCAGGTGCTCACGCAGCTTCACCGCCGCGTCCCGCTCGACCCCGGCTAGGTTGACCAGCGCCTTGCCCACTATCGCCGCAATGATGTCATGGTTCAGGACGCTGGCGGTGTCGGTTGGGAAAACGTTGCTGATTTCCCACTGCATCCGGCGCGAGTAAAGATAGTCCGTCTGTGCTGTGGAAAAGTCACAGTTGCGGACAAAGCCATCCACTAGCGTCGTGTTGCGGAGGTCGTAACCCCGGAAGTCGATGCCATCCAAGACGAGTAGGTTGGCACCGTCCGGGCCGAAATAGGCGTCCCGAAGGTCAGTGGTACGAAGACGGCGTACCTCAGCCGCCGTTACGGTGCCGAGGCCGATGACTCGCCTGCCGCCTGTGTGGGGGTTGGGCTCGGTGGTTATCATGGAGTTGTTATTGCCTGATATCCTACGAACATCACCAAGATGTTCTCACCGTTCGCACCCGCGCCCGTGACACTGAAACCAAGGCGGTTGGAATCACTGACTGTGACTGGCGTTGCTAGAGTCTTAAGAACGCCATAGTTATTCGCCGCCACGACTGCCGTTTCGGCACTCAAGTTCGCCCAGGAAGGAGCAGCACTTAACCCAGCCGTGTCTAAACGTGGCTGGATGGTGACCTGAACTGTAGGCGCGACCTTAAATGATACGTATACATGGGTTATCACAAACTTCGCAGGTCTAGGCACCATCGCCAAGAAGTCAGCCGTGTCATTGGCAGCAGCTACAACGCCCGTCTTGCCCGACGTGATGGCCTTGTTCACGTCGGTAAATCGCGCCGCGCTGGTGTTCATTGTGGCGGCTGCGATGGAAAGAATTTCCCGCAGATTGAAGTTAAAGTCTGCGGCAGCCTGCATGGTCAGGATTGCCAATATCTCCGCGCCGGTCAGGGCCGCGATGTTGCCGCCCGTTTTCCGTCCAAGAATGCGTTGCTCAGCCACCGTCACAGCTACGGGCGTGTCGTCGGAGACGGCGGCGAGAATGGTCTGAGCGTTGAAGAGAGCCGCCGCCACAAAGCCGGTGTGCCCAGCGCTAGCGTAGTCAAGATTAGTTAGCAGGGCATGATTAGTAACGCCACCACCCCCAGCAGCGGGAGTCTTGGGAACGTATGCTCTAATAATCTCATCCCAAGTCATAACCTGCCCGTCAGTGGGGGACCCCCCTAGAATACGCCTTCCCTCTACTAAAAACCCTCCCTGTGGAATAGCTAGGGGACCACCCTGCATAAGTTTAATGAATATGGGATGATTTAGGAGGGCATTGAGACGATGAATTTCCCTATCAGTAGCCATTAAGGTGTTGGCGCAACGAGCGTGAGAAGAGCCATCTCCTTCTTGAAATCCAAACTAGCACTACTGGCAGACCACTGAACTGTTACATCAAAGGTTCGGGCAAGACTCGTGTCCTCAGCAGCTACGTTATAGCCATTTCCAAAAACACCGGCAGTTTGGTCAAGACGACCTAATGGAAGGGTATCCACACTGGCTATAGCTTGAAAATTCGCCCAACATTTTTGCGAGTTTGTTGCCAAATTCATTAGTAAAATTTCTAGCGTAAACTTATAAGTAACGCTAGCGTCGTTTATATCCATTGCTGTAGAGGTTAAAATAGTCGTCGCGCCCAATTTTACTCTTACAGTAAGAGTTCCCGCTACATTCGCAAGTATTGTCCCACCCAGATTTAAAAGGACACCACCGTCTGAACCCATCTTATTAGCCGGTATGGAAAAGCTGTAAATTGAAACCTCGTCAGTCCTACTTACTACTTGTTGTGTAGTCATACTTCGGTCTAGCGTCTGGTCCCCTACGTGGTCTGCATTCCAATTAGTAGGTCGAACCTTGGTAGCATCCCCACCGTCTGCTTTTCCACTAGGATATGCGTGCTTTACAGCCATGCTTGACTCCTAACTTAACTCGTGAACTGTAACTGTAATTTTAGCTATCTCTCGTCCCTCTAATCCTATCTTCTCCGTACCCTCAATATATTCCACAGGGGCAACTATTACCTGCACAGCGGAAGCCCCATGCAAATCAATAAAAGAGTAGGACCCAGATAAGACAAGAGCGTTTAAATCTAATCTTACCTTCTTAGGAGACACTCCCTGCCGTCGCGCTGTGGCAAGAATATCCACAAGAAAGGTAAACTCATCCGAAACGTTAGGAAGCCAAGACCCCCGATATATAATTTTACGCACTTTAGTAACGTTACCAGCAGGAGTATACCCGCCAGCGGCGGACCATTGAATAATAGGACGTATACGTCGAGCGGAAACATTAGAGGCAAAAAATTGAGTCCCGCTGACAGTAATTCCGCTACCAACATTATCCGCTGCCCCACCATCACGTTGAACCTTATTCTGCCACGTTAAAGTAGCTACTCCTCCATCCACAACTATTTCTGCTTCCCGTAGCAATTTGGGTGTACCCGGTTCGTCTAGGTCAAACTCTTTTCCAAACCAAATACCACTATCCCCAGCCTTTCCGTAAGAACCCCCCGGCTTAAATGGTCCCCCATCCAAACCTAAACTTATCCACTCAAAATCCCCATTATCCACTGACCACACCAACCGAGGGTCACCCACACCATTACGGGTAACACGAATAGCCAAAGCGCGGCCTGTAGCCCGATAGTAAATAGGTTGCCACACTAACGGTTCTATTCCGCCCTCTGCATCCTTTCTTTTCCTACCAGCCAATATATAAAATCCACTACCATCTGCCATTTCATATATACAGTAAATCCAATGTCCAGTTGTATCCATTCCTCTTTGGCGACCAAATCGTATTTGGTCCGTTAGGTTAGGCTCAATGCCATTATTTCCGAGAAATGAATCTGGCCCAACCATTCGATAATCAGAAATACTGTGTTGATAAAGAGCGTAAGGAGCCGGAATTAAAACTGACGCATCCCATCCTATCGCCCCCATTCCCGTTACCGGTGCACCATCAATTAATTCCTTCTGAAATTTCATATCAGGAAGCATTTCAGAAAAACTAATCGCTCCCCCAGCTACATCTGCATTAAAATCTTCTGTAGCCCCAAAAATATTCCCCTCTGTAATCACAAAAACAAACCTATGTAAGGGAATTAGGGCAGTAACCTTAGCACCCTGGTCACCGACTGGAAATTCATCCCCCCAATTTACCCCAACCGCTGGGTCGTTTAGAATGTCACAAGCACTAATCTTAGTCCCAAAATCAGAGGATACGGCTCTCCAAAAATTTTCCGCCGCTATAGCAAACTGTGAAGCTCCCGTACTCACATCCTCCCTAAGATTCCACGTATCCGCCGTCGGGTCTATCCCTACTTGAGTTAATTCAATCATACGCTTACCAGAATCTACAGGGAGAATCCACTGGTCCGAATCAATTGTAGAGAAAGCGTCCTCCTGGAACGCATCGCTTTGAAACGCAGCTTCTACAATCCGTGACCGAACAGGCTTACCAAATTTATCCGTAGATTGAATGGGAGAGGCAGTAAAAACACTCACCAATGTGGGTGTAGCACCCAATTTAATTTTAGCTATCTCACCAACTCCCAACGCGTAAAGATAAAAATTTCCCGCAGAATCTTCTGCTTCGAAGAAATGACGAACTTCGGTAGTCATAGCAGAGGACAATACTGTCACTAAAGGATTAGGCTGGAGCGCCCCCGCTACCGTATTTAAGCACTTTTGGGAGTAGTAGAAACCCTCCTCTGGCGCATTCGGAGTTTCGACAGAATATCCCATTCCAGCCAATCCGTCCCTAAATGCCACTTTTTCCCATAAGCCAAGACCGCGCTCCACAGGACCACTCTTATGAGTGTACACCAATTTACCATCCCGGTCGCGAGCCACAAGATAAACTTTTCCGCTTATCTTAACAGAACCCGGAGCTACTAATTTTTGACCAACCATTTAACCCGCCAAATATTTCCGGAGTCCCCGCATTCGGGTAACAGTTATTCCTTCTGTCCGGTCAATAGCTGCACTCCAAACAGCATCATCCTCCTTCTCAACTGTTTTGAGCGCAGCCAACACCTCCGGAACGTCATCCAGAATAGACCCCTCAAATATGAGCTTTCTCATATATACCCTAGCCCCAGCCAAAACCGCCGTTTCATCAGCTTCGGTAGTATCCAAATCAAGTGTAGGCTTAGCATACTTCTTCCACGCTCTGACGTAAATTCTCTGATAGGGAGGAGGATTCAGTTCCAACTTATAAGGAACAAGAGCGGCGGGGTCAGGGACTATGGCCCACCATGGCCATTCTCGCCACAAACCTTCATTAACACGATAGGTATTGTCAGACGAACCCCCAGAACCCCTATCCCAATAACCAACAGAGAAAACGTCTCCCGGTCTATCAACCCAAGACGGTAGGGGGTGATGCCGACGGTCTTTACTCAAAAGAATTACGTCATCCCAATAAGTTTCTGCTGCAGCCTCCAATCCCTGCAGTTGAATATCTACCGTTCTACAAGTAGACGGAACAGTAAACTCCGACAGCAACTCTACAAACATTCCTGAGGTAGAACTAGGAGTCGGAAGTATATCCGCCGGAACGGTCGCGTTACGTGGAATTAATTTAGCTGTACCTACAGACGCCCTAGCTATAGCAGAAAGAAACATTTGCTCCCCAGGATTTACGGGAACAGCAGTCAGAAGATGAACGTAATCAAGTACCCCTGCATTATCCATAAACAGAGACTGCTTCCCAGCCCACACATTGGGTGTTACCGTAACTTTAGTGCGCACACCCGCCCCACCCAACGGCCACTCCGTAACTCCAGAAGCTTCCATATCCGCGTCAGCTACAAGAGACACCGGCCCGTAAGCTTTGTGCGGTATCTGTCCTATAGCCCATTTAACCGCCTCAAGAAGAATGTCCGGGCGGAGAAGATGCAAACTATAATCTGTTCCAGCTTGAATAGCCGCCGACAAATCCGGAGAGAGCGCTAAAGTACCTGTTGCTGGAGTCAATCCAGCTGCTTTAACCCTACTCCATGAGCCACTAGCTGGACCCGCCCCAACCAATTCATCTATCCGAGCGTATACCCCATCAACTAAATTCACATCCGCATCAGCGAATTTTAACTTGGCAGCGTCAATAAGAGTCGAATTTGGAAAAGCCCCTATCGTGTCTGTAACTGAAAAAACCACAGGGAGACGGGAGGACCCAGCATAAAGCTGATGAGCTAGAGTCCTAACAAGAGAAACTAAAGGAATACTCGCCATCTAATCCCCCATCATTTTCCGAAATTCTTCCATCGTTTGCGGATGGAATCTCTTCATATCCCCCATAGACCCAAACGGAATGTGCCCCGGAACGTGGCCGGGATTGTGGGTTGACTTCCGACGCTTTCCGGTCGGCTTAAACTCGTGCTCCACAGCCTGGAGCAATCTCTTCTGGGCCTCTGCATTCTCTTTACTAGCATGCTTAGCCTTAACTCCGCCCGGAGTGGAAACTCTATACCCACCGTCCGCCTTGCTAATTCGGACTGGCACCGTTCACCTCCCCCCTAGCTCAGGTAATCGAGCTTAACACTGTAGGTAATAGAATCAGCATCGGCATGGTCCATAAACAAAGCCCATTCCAACGGAATAGGAATATTTGCCGCTTCTGTACCCACAAACGCAGCAACAGTAATTCCAGGATACAGCAAATAACTAAACTTACCGGTCGCTGCAATATCGGCTGCTGCCGACCATATCGTATACAAAGCCCCAGCGCCATCTTTTGCTTGTAACCTAGGTCTTACTAAAGGCGTGGCAACTATAGCAGTAACATCCACGGAAACAAGTATACCACGCCAACGGTGATTTCTCTCCTCCGCCGTAACGTCAGCAATCCGGGCCGCACTTGCCAGTAAGATTTTAGACTCGTTCTCAGCCACTGTTTACACTCCAAGCATGTCGTCCCACGTGTCACCGGCAACGACCAACAGGCAAAACCGGACAATTGGATGAACCGTATTTGTGCCAACAATGTAATCCGCAACCACCGTTGTTGCAGTTGCGTATTCACTTCCGTTACCAGCTAGGTCCGCCCCTGCAGCAGTCTTTTTCACCCCAGCCACTCCAGCCCCAACATTGGCTGTGGTCATGAACGCGGTAACGGTACCACCTTTCCCTAGGGATACTGTTCCGGTTCCATTCCCGGCCTGAATCACTCGACAACTAGCACCAATGACTCGCTCTCCCGAAGGCTCTGTCCCAACTCTACCAATAACAGTGGTTACCGTTGCTGTAGGAGCGAAGGGTCCACCTTCTGGGAGCAGTCGCCGCTGAACCAAAGGATATGCCATCGTTCTGTCCTCCTCATATTCTCTGATGGCTCTTGTTTATCTCTTCCACCTCTTCGCGGAGCTTTTGCTCCTCCTCCGCCTTCTTTTGAGCGTAACGGTTCTGCGCAGCCGCCACCTCTAAAACCACCGGCCCTAACTGCTGTAATCTACTTAGAAACTCTCGAACGTCACGCCCTGGTTTCTTCTTTGTGCGAGGGGCTCTCTCAATAGTCTCCGCTTGTTCAATGGTCAAAATTTGAGGCTTTCTCCGAATGAATGTGGCCCCAATAAAATACTGAACCATATCAAGCTCAGTGTAGTCAGGTATAACGTAAGGACCCAAGCAGGCCACAGAAGATTCTTGGGCAATCCACCCATCCTTGGCCATACTTGCCAGCCACTTTTTCCCTACTTTAAGGAATTCCCTATCCACCAGTTCCCTCCTTGTTCCAATGGGAACATGGAAATAGGTAAACATGGGATTCCCGCCCTCTTGGTGCCAAAGTTCCACGTGAGGGTCATGTAAGGTTAGGCTGTGTTCCCTCGTTACCACCTTCGTACCGCTTTCCACAATTCGGGCAATAAAAACTCTTTCCCTCGTCTTTGGACTCCATCCGAGTGCCGTCCCGCCAGCAAGTCATGTAAAACTTTCCATCGGGATGACTCTTACCGGCCATCATAGAAGCCATTCTAAGCTTAGCCTTAAGCCGGAACAGGCTCATCTCCTAACAGTCTCCCAAACTGGTTACCCTCTTCGTGACCTTCTTCTTCGGGCTCCTCTTCGTGACCTTCTTCTTCGGGCTCCTCTTCGTGACCTTCTTCTTCGGGCTCCTCTTCGTGACCTTCTTCTTCGGGCTCAGGGGCACGACCCAACATTGTACCCTCCTCCTTATAAACTACCGCACGAGCGTGAAATACAGCCCCACAATTGGTACACCTACACTCCCGATGCATCTCCTCGCCAATCGGGACTTCCGTGTGAATGACATTACCACAACCAGAAGTATCGCAGTCAAATTCTAATCTTGCCATTATACTCCTTTCTACGCCGTATCAGCTACAGTCAACGTAACGTTGTAAGACTTCGCGCAATTGGTGCAAAGAACCACCGTTAAAACACCAGAATCAGACGTAGGAATGACCAACTCTATCACATTCTCACAGGTTGCAGTATCACACGGGAACTCTGCTGTCATTGACCTATCAGCCTCGGCTGGCATATCTCTCCTTTCTACGCGGGAACCGGCTCTTCCTCATCCTCAAGGATAGCCCGCGCTTGATGCGTATCTTGAACTGCCAATTCCGCTTCCTCTGCCTCAAGAGCCGCAATTTGCTGGAGCCTCTCCTGAATCTGCCAGTGTGGCTTCGGAATGCGGTTTTCTATCTGGATTCGATGAGAAAACAGGAAGTACCGGCGAAGAGCCGCCGGGGTGTAGGGACGGGCAATTTCCGCCAACTCTATCCTGCGTCGAATCTGGCGTGCCTCGTCCCTAGCTTCCCGCCTCTCATCATCCAACTTGTTAGTGTCAGAAGCAATGCTTTCTAACTCTTTAGCCTCCCTTTCCAGCTTGGTCCGTTCCGCCTTCCGAATTGGCAAAACCCGATAGGACTCCGCTATCTTAAAGCGAAAAGCCTCTGCACGCTCCCTATAAATCTGACGTTCACTCATTGGAAGGCCAGTATCCGTGGATGCCGCCTCCGACTCCCGCATTAACCGGAGAAGCCTGTCCCGCTCTACCGGAACCCGCCGCCTAAGCTCAGCAAGAGCCTGCTCACAGCGAGTCATAGTGGGGGGCCGAATTATCAAGGGGTCCTCCGGATTCGACATATCCCCCACCACCTCCCCAAGCAAGATGAATCCCCGTCGAATTAACGATTGCCGCTCCGACGCGGTTGCCACGCCGAAGAACCCTAAGGCATCCCCAGGGTCAATTCCACCGGGCTGCAAAAACCACGCACTAAACGCATCTTGGTCAGCCCGAATATTTGGCAGGCCCATATAGGCTACCCCTCCTAACTGTTTAGTCCCATCACGATAGCGATTAGAACGGCAGCATACCGTGATAGAGTTAGCGATTGCTCATATGTCATTTATCGACTATCAATCTCCGCACCGTGGTTGTCCCTCAAGACCTTCTTTCCCCAAATCGCATAGAACGCGACTTCATCCGCCAAAGAGTTCGGGTTACGAAGCATAAACGGCTCCACATCCTGCCGAATAGCGGCAGCGATTGCCGACCTGTGGAACATACTCATCTTCTTCCCAGCTGCCCCCGCCTTGAGGTTATTGGTTACGATAACTGGCATCCCGTAAAGAGAGTTACCAAGCTGACCCCGGACCACAGGCTGGGCGGCACCAACAAAGAGAGAAGATACATACTTCTCAATGCCCAAGAACGTGTTCTTTTCCTTACCGGAAATGAACAAACTTCGGTCGTTCTCTGGAACATCGGCGTTGTCCAAACCCTCATTGGCCTGCCGGACATCACCATCAGTAAGAGGAACATTGTCTGTACCAATCACTGTAGTAAAGGTGTCAAACTCGTCCGTGATGGTCGAATCCATCTTCACGGCAAGGGAATCACGGGCACTCTGCTCCAGGATATTTCCGAGGTCCTGGTTAGCAAGATGGGCCGCGTAAGTACCAAGCTGGAAAGCGGAATACCACCACTGACTAATAAGTAGTTGCACGTTACCGGTAGTCGGGGAAGTGAAGGTGACAGCAACCGGGTCTGCCTCACCACCCTGCCCGTCAATACCGGTTAGAAGCTGTGTGGTCCCCAACCGTGTCAAGTGAGTAGGAACCTGAATAGTATCCCCAAAGTTGGCCGCTCCTGCAAAGCGGTCCGCCCGCGTTACGCGGTTCATTGCCTGCAGGTTCGGCATCGTGTACCGAAGATACTCCTTAACAATAATGGCTGGGACGAACCCCGCCACGTCTGTTCGCTGAACATAGGCCACGCTTATTCCTCCTTTTGGCCTGTTGCCATTTTAGATGCCCTTTGAAGAATACCCCGCCTATCCTCATCGGATAAAGCGTTCCACTCATCTTGGGACATATTTGCTGCTTCGTCGTCCGTTAATCCTCCACCAGCCCCACCGCCTCCACCGGCAATATCCTCCGGTCCACCTCCTGCCTTTCTCCGTTCAAGGCCATGCGCCTTAAGTTGAGCCTCAACCTTCTCCTCAACGAGTTTTTCAAGCTCTTCCCCGGTTTGGGACGTAACCATTTCCTTCTCCTTGTCCGCAACAATTCTCGCGGCCCTCGCTACATAGGCATCAACGGTAATGTAAGTCTGACCTTTTCGGGTCGCTTCAGTCGCCGCATCAGCGTAAACTTGTCGCCAATCATCCTCTGTCAGAGAGGAAAACTCCTCACGGGCTGCTATTCGCTGAATCATCTCTTGGCCCGCTGCTTGTCTTCCCCGCTCCTCCGCCTGTGCTTCCCTGGAAGTCAAGCGGGCGTGGTCCTCCGCCACACGGAGAGCACCTTCAAAGTCACCCTCCGCCTTCAACCTCTCAACTTCCAAAGCAATAGGGTCCACACGACCAGCAGCTATATTCCTCTCCAACTCTTCAATTTTCTGTCGGAGAGGCATAGCTATTCGCTCCGCGTGAGCGTCCCGTTCACTCTGAAACTTACGCTGAATGGATTCATTACCGTATACCTGCTCCAGGAAGGACTCGTCTGAGAGAAGACTTTCCCGAATCTTCACCAAGTCAAGCTCCTGTACTTTCCCACCGCCATTCTCGGAACCCTTGTCCTGTACGTTCGCCTCGGAACTAGGGTCCTGTTCCAGCGGGTCTTGAGCCCCGGAAGCCTTTTTCGCCACTTAATTCCTCCTTCTACCGTCCCGACATCGGAGCCATTGGCTCAAAAGACGATAGCGGCTGCATAGGACCGAATCCCTGGTCCTCTGCAGGCGTTATAGCCCCTATTCGCTCTAGTTCTGCTTGACTGTACATTCTTGGGAAGAACTTTGAGATTACAGCCCTATTAGTAGCCAAGAATTGGTCATACTCCGGATTACGATTCGCCTCCCGGAATTTCGTGCTCTGAGTCGCTTCAAACCATTGTGCCAACCCTGACTCCCCCTGCTGCTTTGCCAAATAATCAGCTACCTCCAGTTCAGAAAGATGTCTTCCAGCCCGTGCTGCCAATATCGGAGCCTGCCGACTAACTTCCGCCGAAAACTCGTCAAGCTGTTTCGACTGCTCCGGCGTAAGTCCGTTCCACTTAGAGGTTGTGCTATCCAATTGCTTCAACAAGTCCCGCGCCTGACGAAACTCCCTATCGATAGCCACAGCAGCCGGATTGGTAAACTTATCCGCCTCTCGTATAGTCTGCGCATCTTGCGGGTCCATTCTGGCGAGGACCGCTTCGCGTGCCGTTTCATACCTATTCCAATCTGTCTCTCCCTCCGCATCAGTAAACTCTGGAGCCTTAGGATTCAGAGAGAAGTATTCATCTGCCAATTTACCCGCCGGGGTATTCGGGTCTATGTCCAACGGCCACACCGACTGAACACCGGCCCGGAAGGAGAGGAAATCAGACCGGACCTTTGACCAATTTCGAGCATTCCCACCGGCCTGAATTTCTTCAGCCAACCGGACTATTCCTTGGTCCTGTTCCGCCTTCTCCACCGCAGTCCGCTTGGCAGCGCTAATTTTAGCCCCCTCAAACCCAGCCGCCTCACCAATCTTCTTAACTTCCTGCGTTAGCGGAGCAAGGGTCGGGTCTGTCTCCATCAACTTCCGGTCGTACGCACTCTCAACATTGAAGTCATACCCTGTCTTTTCCTTAAACTTCCGTAACCGCTCTACGGATGGAGACTCAAAGGAGGAAACCCCAAACCCACCTAGAGAAGTAGAGGCCATTAACCCCCCACGCAATCCATCCTCTTTAACAGCCTGTATAATATCCTGCCATGCAAGGGGAATAAGACGGTCAAACAGTTGAGTACCTACTCCCTTTGGCGTTGCCTTAAGTTCTCCACCAACAACTGTAGTCCCCGCATAAATGTCTGTAAGCACGCTAGCTGCGGGTGACATTCCCATTCTCAGATAATTCCAAACTACATCGTGGGGCTTAATAGGAAAAATACGCCCTGTAGACGATTTCCGACTTTGAGTTGCAGCCATCGCCACAGCCCGAATAATGGGTTGAGTGCCACCCCAAAAGTCAATACGAGTCTTCCCAACCCGAATCTTACCGAAATCGGAGGAACGAGGGTCTACCTCAACACTCGCCATCCCACTATATTTCATTGCAGCCAGAATAGTAATACCGGTAGCGTAAAAGGAAACAACCTGTTTCCACGCCTCTCTTGCCACCGCCGGATTTTGATAGTTAAATAGGTTGGCTATCCATTCCGGGTGCGACGCGCGATAACGAGGCGCGAATTGGAACGCGTTTAGGACCGGAGCAGCTTCCTCCAAAGCGCCAAGCGTTCCCCTCCCCGTCGCCCTGTTTAAAAGATTAGCAAATCCTTTCCCCGTGCTAAGGTCAATAGCTTCACCTGTCGAATTTACCCCCAAAGCCCAATTCTTCAAGATGTCAGACCGAAGTTTATTTCCGGACGTAACAAATCCCCGCTCTGACGCCGCTATTGCTTTCCCAAGACCCGGAATCGACCGAGCCCACCTAGACATAAACGCCTCCTCACGAGCACCGATAGGAGTCGATTCAGCCAATGAAGCGTGGTAAATACCCGCCAGTTTCTTAAAATCTGCATAGGGCATATACTTAACTTTGTTGGGGGCTACCCGAACCAAAATCGGCGTAGCATCCGTCAAAAGTTCTGTATCCACAGCAGCAGCAAATTTAGGATTAAACAGAGCCTTAGCTCCCTGAACCGCACTCTTAGTCCAAGCCTTAGGGTGAGAGGGAGCAAGCTTAATCCCCTGCCTGCCAGGGAAACTGTGGTCCAAGACCGTCAATGCTGTCTTGAGGAGAGCAGCAGCGTCCAGAGTATTCTCCCAAGCCTTACTTCCCAAAGGACGCTTACCGAGAATAGCCTTGGCCAAGTCTGGACCGTACACCTGCTCAAGTAATCCAATATCACTTCTAGTCGGAAGCTTTCCAAGCATAAGTGATTCGAAAGCATCACCAGCCCGCATGTTCTCAAAGCTTATCTGCCCTAGCTCCACGCTTGGGTGCGGAAATTCATGCCACAGCGCCCTATCAAGAAGCTGGTTATACTCATCGTCCGTAAAGGCCGGTCTTACCGCTTCAAACTGCGCCACAGGCTGCTCGCCTGCCAGTTGACCCTTCGCAGCCCGTAACCGCTGTGTTGCTGTACCTTCCCCTCTGATAACCTCACCCGCACGCCCAATACGCTTTCCAAGCTCCTCATGCCGGAGAATCTCTTGCTCATGAAGAGGCTTCTTAGCCGAACGGACGAGATTAATTAGGCGATTGAGCGGCTCATCCCCACCTACACCGGCAGGCGGAGGCTCCGGAGGTGGGGGACCTCCCTGAATCGCCCGCGCCTTTCCTGCAAACCTATCAGGAAAGCCCCCCGCCTCTGGAGCTTCGGGAATGTCACCAATATCAGTCGGACGCTTGGGTATCCAATCCTCAGTCTCTGGGCCGGGGAAAGTTCCCGTACCACCAGGGCCACCCTCAACCTGCTGGAAGAACGGTTCAAGTTTTTGAGCTATATCAGGAGCTTCGGCCCGAATGCGAGCAATGGTTGCTGGGTCATCAATAGCCTGTGGGTCAATACCCAGCTTCTGTAGCCGCATCTTATCAGCGAATCCAATCTGATCTTGAACAGCGTTCGCAGCAACGCGAAGAGCATCACTGCCCAACGGTCCCCCACCCATTCCAGGTTGAACCCGTGTTCGACTAACCGATTCACGAGTCATTCTGCCAACAACAGGTCCGACCCGCTCAGCCACAGCCGTACCACCAATGCCACCAGCCAAACCGCCGGCAAGTTCACCAACCGCCGGAGGTAACCCTACCTCCATAGCCCCCTTACCGCCAAGGAAGGCACCGGCAGAACCCCCAACCAGCATCCCCACCTTAGCTAGCGGACCCATCGGTCCAATTCCGCCGGTAGCGAGAGTCGCTGCAATTTCAGCAGGGGTCCGGAATCCTGGAACCTTTCCCAACGCCCCCGGCATCGGAGCTTCCCCAGCAGGAGAACCAATATCAACACCCCCAACCATTGTGGGGTTTGCCTCCTCTGGACTTCCCACCACGCGGGCACCCTCCGAACCATACCTAAGATTGTACCCCATATCAAAGGCTTGCTTGGTTTCCTCTGGAGTCAACAGCGCTCCTGACCGTATTTTCATTTCAAGATTCTGCGGACCGAACTGGAGCTTGAGCGGGTCCGTAAACATTCCAGAGGGGGAGGGACCGGACTCGAATTTGACCGGCATTTGCGGAGAGACGTAATCCCGCATACTAGCTTGGTCCGCTTCACGGAAGAGGCGCATCGCCTCAGCCCGCTTATTCTCCACAGCGGTAAGATTCCTCCGGTCACGAGCCCGCTCCCAACTAAGAATGCCCAAGTTACGCTACCCTTGATAGTCCACTGTAAGACGCCACGGGAGTCGCCGCACGAGCACGCGCCAACGCCTCTTCCACAGGGATTCCTGCCGCGCTAAGATAGGAGAGAATTAGCTGTCGTCTTGGGTCTGTAGGGCGCATCCCAAGCAATCTTCGGGCTATATTCTCCGGGGGGGCAACCGTAGTCTCAATCCCCGGAACCTTAAGCGGAAGAGTTAATCCGCCAAAAGCCGGGGCGCGACCACCCTGCAAGGCTCTATCTAAAGCCAACCGAATTGTACGGAAAGCTTCCTCCCTCTGCGGAATCATGTTAACCCCCGTCATGATGGTCCCGCCCTCAGCCATATTGGCGCTAATAGGAATTACTTCCAACCGCCCCTTGTCGGCAATAATGATTTCCTCTCCCGCCTCCCCAACCCGAATCGCCATAGGGGATTCCCCCAACTTTAAATCTGCGCCCCCAGCAGCACCCGGAATTACATTACTGATTCCAAACTGTTGATTAAACCCCGGACGAGTTATCTCAAGAGGAGTCCTTCCCGCCTCTTCTGGAATTCCAGTAATAAATAGAGATTGCCTAATAACATCGCTACCAAGTTCGTTAACGGCAATTCTCCGCGCCTCTACATCTTGACCTCTCCGCGAAACTGCTGCCTCAATATTGGCAACTTGGAGACGGGTCTTAGCGTCAAGCTGAGCAATGGCCATATCATTCCGGAGGCGCTTGTTAAGCATATCAATTTCAGCGGCCAAACGCTGCTTTTCCATCCCAATCGTGATAGCAAATTGCCTCTTCTTTTCTGCCAATTCTGCAGCTGTGCTCTGAATTCGAAAATTAAGATCCCGGTCGTACTGGTCAAGCTGCCTCGCCTGATTTGCAATTTGACCAGAATAGTAAGAAGCAGGGGGACCAGAAGGTGCTGCAGTTTGAGTAGGAGTACGTTCAATACCCCATACTTTCCCTTGGTCATCTATAAACGCTACAAATCCACTCCCAATGTTAACAGCCCTTAGACCACTGACTGGAATATCATCAACCCCCGTAGTGGGAAATCCCCCTCCAGGATTCAATGTATTGGGAGGATTAGGGTCACCGTACCAAGTTCCCATTACTTTCTTCCTTCCCACGATGTAACCGCTCCAGCCTCTTCAACTCGTCAAGCGCAGACTTTGGAATAAGCACCCTACCGTCCACTGTCAATTCCGGAAGTCCTAACCTATCCCGCTCCGACTTAATGAACTCTTTCACACTCTCCGGATTGCTTCGCATCCCTTCTCGATAATTCGTCATCTCCTCTTCATGGGAAAGCTTGCGGCCCCGGTAAGGACGTTGACCAACCCGCTCCCTGAGCACCCTTCGATTCTCGACCACCCTCTCGGCACCCATTTTAACAAATTCCTCTACGTCTTGACTTAATTCGGGAATCTTGCGGGCCATTATTGATTCCTCGTCGAACGCGGAGCCCGCCTAGGTCGAGGTTGCCTTCCCTGCCTCCGCCCCGTAGTTGCTATTGCCTGCTCTTGCGGCGTTGCTGGTGGAATTTGTGTTGGATTAAACCCCGGCATATTGATTGGAATAGTCGGCGTTGCTCCATTCCCCGCACCGCCCATCAACTCCTGCAAGGCTTGAGCAGCCCCCGGACCCACATCTTCCCCACCAATTACGGCGGCGACATCGCTTTCACTCGCCGCCTCCTCCTCCTGCTCCAAGAGGTCCGCCTGCTTCAAAATGTCTTGGAGCGTCTGTTGGTAAAGCGGGGAATTGGGGTCAAACTGAGCATCCTCAAGAACGCGCTCACGCATCAATTCCACAGGCTGCTCATACCCCAATACATCTTCAAAGTAAACTCGCTTCGGAACGCCAAGCCTCTCCAACCCTTCCGCCGCGTCCACATTAGCGTTAAAATCAGTAATTGTTTTAGGCTCAATCTTCACTCTAATCCGGTTAATATACGCCTCAGCCTCCGCCGGAGTTATCGACCACTCCTTATCCTCATCGTCAATCGCGTAAACCCTCTCACCAATCGACATAATCACTCGCATAATGGCCTGACCTAATTCGACACGACCCGATGCCAAGTGACCAGCAATAGTTTTAAATCGCTTCTCCGCCTGCCGAAGCCGAATGTTCGTCCCCCAAGACGCCTCCTCATTAGCTCCCTGTGCACCCATAAGAACACTCGGAAGAAGATGAAGCTCCAGCATCCTTTCCAACTTAGCCTCAAGAAGTTGAGCCTCTTGGGAAACCGATTGCGTATCCACGGCTCCAAACTGCTTGAGGCCATGTAGGATTGTCAACTGCCCCGGTGTAAACTCAATAGTCCTTCCCTTGCTTCCCTCCACCACGTTTTCGTCAGCCAGCCCGTAGTAGCTCTTGTAATAGTTAATTCGAACATTCGTGGCTTGACGGCTGGCGAGCCGGTCCTCATGGAGAACCGCTTCCTTAGCGTCATGGTAAACTGCTTTCCACCTTCGCTCCGGGTGCGGGTCGCCCGTAACGATTCCCTCGAACATCACCACAGGGAGACACCCCTGCTCATGTTTCCACTCGCGGACGATTCCCTCATACCTTTGGTCGATAATCGCATAGACAATCCGCACGGGGTCAAAGTATTCAATACACTTGAGCGTGTCAGTCAACAAGAGCGGCGGAACCCCGGCCTCCAATCCGCCCTCACCGCCCAATGCCGCCCTAATGCTTAGCAAGGATTCCGGCCTTCTACCCTGACCTTCCACACCAAACCGGTCAAGTATTTCCGATACTTGCATCTCGTGAACCCGAATAAACCTAACCATCCGGTTTCCTGCCAAAAGCGGAAGGGCTTGAATCCCATCTACACTAGGAGCGATAGGAACATGCCGAATAATTATCGGTAGCGGGGCTTGTGCTTTATATTTTTCGGTTTCTTTGTTGTAAGCCGTATCACTTTTATTGGGATTCGGCTCTGGGTATTTATCCCAATAATGGTCAGCCCTAACCACCGTTTCGAAACTCCGTCCAAATCGGAAAACATCTTGCTTCGTTAAGTCGTAAGTGTCCTCCCGACCCTCCCTTTCCGCCTGCTTCACAATAGCGTTTATAACCCTTTCAACTCTCTCTGCCTCTCTCTGCGCGTTTACGCCGGTTCCCCGCGCAATCACTGAATAGACCGGGTATTGGTCAAACAGACCCTCAATAAGGTTTATTGCGCTTGGAACCCGCCCCAACCTCAAAACTTCCGGCTCCACACCCAACACTGGCGACTCTACCACTTCCACCTTATGTTCGTTGAAGAAAAGGTCATCCAATTCCTTATCAAGCGCGGCCCTACGCCTGTGGGATTCCTTTAGCTGGTCATACAGCTTCCGGAGTCCGACCATACTCATTGTTGGGGGCGCAGTTATATCAAGCAAGCCGAGAACCCCAAGTTCTACGACCCCTCGGATAGTATTGGGGGTCCACCATTAAAGACATTTTATGCGTCTTAAACTGCTTCTCTTCCCGACTCGACTCGTACATAAAAGAGTTACCAAATTCCCTCTCAGCCCCACAATTCTTACATATTGCTGGAGCCACAGGGCCATTGGGACTTTCTATTATCCAGTGGTGTTGGCAAGCCATTTATTCTCCGTCCTTTTCATGGGAACCTTGGTCACTCCTGCCGTCCCGCCACTCTTATGCCTTTGTGTGATGATTATTGTCGTCTCAACGTAGTCATCATGTTGCCCCTGTGGGTACATTTTGTGTTCGTGCCGCCACTCGTCAAGCCAAACTCCCCCGTCCTCCGGCACCAGCATCCTCCCACTTTCAAACTCTGGCGCGGCCATTTTCGCCAGCGCCTTTTTAATCTCTTCCCCACCTCCAGGCATTTTTACAGCCACAGCATCAATACCCGCCGCTCTCAAGTGTTGCGCTGCAATTAGGTCAATCGCAACCCTCTGCCTTACTAATACCCGGACCGGCAACATCGGAAATTGCCTCTGAATTTTCCGCCGGAACATTGCTATCATTTTATAGGCTTCCGGCGTCTCCCACTTTCCCCTCATCCCCTCCACGAGGTATTTCCAAGGTTTCGGCCTCCCGTCGTAGGCCCAAGCTGCAACTGCTGTATAGTCGCTTCTTTTCCCCTCCGTATATGCGGTATCCAGCGCGATGTCCACTCCTTCAATGCCTGCCGGTAGCCGCTTGTAAGTCTTTTCCCACTTGAAGATGTGTCCCTCTTCCGGCGCTGGCAGTCCTTGATATTGGCAGGCGAAAGTGCTCGCTCCTACTTCTACTTTCTTCTGCTGTAGCCTTGCTACCGGCCACTCCTCCTCCCAATAGCTCCTCTCCTCCCCTGTCCTTTCGTCGATTTCAATTGCTCTCGTGTGAACCACATGCCATTCCGTCGCGGGCTTCCCGTTAATACCACAAGTCTCATTGCATTCATTGTCCTCGTGGTAGCCCTGCGCCATCAAATAACCCGGAATGTCATCCTCCGCCCACCGAAACCCTGTCACGACCATTCTCGCGTCCGGCCTCAACCTTGGCAGCACAACCCGCTCAATCCGGTTCCACGCACGCTCGCGCATGGTCTTACTAAGCACATCTTCCGGGTCGTGTGGGTCGTCCAGTACCAATTCGTTAAAGTGATAGGCCAGGACCGCTCCGAACAATCCTGCTGCCCTTACCGTCGGGTCGGGGTCTCCCCTGTTTGGCCTTTGGAGATACCACTCCTTCTCCCCCCAACCCTTCCTCTTATCCTTTATCGCTCCCGGATACACCAACCGAAATTCTGGAGTTTGTGTTAAGTCTCTCGCCGCGACGCTCCTCGATTGCGCCACTTCATCATTGTACGTTAGATAAGCCAAGTGGGTCGTTGGGTCCTTCCCCACCTTCCTTGCCACGTACGTTACTCCGACCCACGTAGTTTTTGCCCCGGAGGGGGGCGCAATTATAATAATCTTCTTTATTCTTTCGTCGTCAAGCGCCACGCACCATCGCTTGTGATGCTTTTCACAGGGCCACCCTGCTACCAATTCCCCAAAATCTGCTGTCGTCTCTCTTGCAACCAAAACCCGCCCGTAGACCTCTGCCGCTTGGTCTACGAGTGCCTGTTTCTCAGCCGTCTGAGTGACCACTCACCACAAGCTCCCCTTCGACTATTTGCGGGAGCTTCCTTCCTCTTTCGGCCAGTTCTTTTAACTGCTCTTCGCTCATGTTCGCGATGGCACTTGCGACTTCATTTTTATCCAAAAGCAGGTTATTTGATATCGCCCCCGTCGCAAACAGATTCGCCCCCTCGAACTTATCCCGATATTTTGCGGGAGCCCTAGCCTTTAGCATAAATATTAACAGAAGATCACTAAATTTCCTAATCGTCCCAACCATCTGCCCGCCCTGGTAAACCGACTCCTCCACACCCGTTACGGCACGCCGGTACAATTCGTTCTCAATCCATTCAATCGCTTCCTGCTCTGCGTCATCAAATGCAGCCCGAAATCCGAGCGCATTCCTTTCATACCAGCGGTAAGGCGTACGGCGGTCGACCTTCGCCTGCTGGCAGGCCACTGTCAAGTTGCCATGTTGACGGAAATAAAACAAGAAACTCTGCTGTGCCTTCCGAGTTCGTGCTTCCACAATAGGCTTAGGACCCCTAGCCATCTCACTAGCCTTTTGTGGCGATAGCTCTATCATGGGTCTAGTAAAAACCACACGGAGGGGTGCTGTCAACGTAGAGTCTAACAAGGGCGCAGCTACCCTCTAACACCCCCCTCCCGTAGGGAGGTTGGGGGGTGTCAGAGAGGTCTGCCCTCCGGTCGCCCCGGCCAATTTGATAAGCATAGTGCTCTAACGCCTCTCTAACAATCTCTAAGAGTAGCGTCTAACAATCTTCTAACGCCTGTCTAACACTACCGAACGGGCGTTCTGCCGTGTAGGTAAATACATCCGTCTTACAATCTTCTAACAACCCTCTTTCTAACGCCTCTCTAACACTCTACAAGAGTAGCTCTTACAATGCTCTAACGCCTCTCTAACGCCTCTCTAACAATAGGCCGTCTAACGCCTCTCTAACACCCTGGTTTGCCCGGAGTTACAGATTGAAACAGGTGTTCTAATATATTATCTTTTTGTAACCGCGCGGACCGGAGAATCGCGCTGATAGGGGGGTGGGGTGCGAACTGGCGGGACCGATGCGTGAACCCGTGCGGGTATACCTGAGCGTGTGAACGTGCGTACGTAAACGCGTAAACACCCACGAACGTACGCACGTAAACCCGCGAGGGGGGCTCTCGGTCCATCTCTGGAGGGGGCGCGTTTTGGTTTGGGGCGAGTCGAGGCTGGGACGGGACGCGGACGCGTTCGTGCCACATACGCGCATATATAAACGCGGCCCAACGCGCGAATCGCGAGCGCGACGGGCCGACCGAGCCCCCAAGGGATTGACAGCCGCGCCTCGGCGTGTTTTACTGTCTGTGGACGGACCGAACAGACAGGAGGACGAGATGCTCAAGCTCACCCACACGCAGCTTCGCCGGTTGCTTCGCTGGTCCGGCTGCACGCAACCGCGAGAGCACGCCCGCGCAGCCTTCGCCTGTGGTGCTTGTGCCCCCTGTGGCGTGACCCACCGACCCACCCGCGAGGACGAGCACGCGGCCAACGCTCACTGGTTTATCCGCGCCCTGTCTAAGCGCAAGCTGGCTACCGCTCGTTGGACGCCATCAGGCAAGCGCAATGGACGTACCCACGCAAGCGACCAAGCGTGCACGTTCGCGCAGCCTACACACGAATTCGCCTACGCGAGCACACAAGCCATCCTGCCAGAGCCCCTCGTTGGGGCAACAGCCGCAGCCTGAAAAGGCCGAAACCAAGCGTGAACGGACGCGCTTGGTCGCGTGCGGTAAGCTCGCACGCCTGATGAGGCAGCTTCCTCAGGACGAAAGGAGGCCAGAGATGGCCACGAAGACAGGAACGGGCGCAGTAGCGAGCGTCCAGGAGAAGGAACGCGTGCCCGCGAGCGCGCCCGCATGGAAGCTTGGGACCCCCAAGCCGGACCGAACAGGCACGAAGCCATGTGCTTGTGGTCCCGACTGCACGGCGGAGACGCGCCGGAAATTTGCGCAAGGGCATGATGCGAAGGTGTTCAAGTTCCTTCGCGAGATGCGAACGAAGAACGGCAAAGGCACAGCTGAAGACAAGGCACGGCTGGTCCACTTGGAGAAGGCTGGCGTCCTCGACAAGATGCTGGCAAACCTGCACTAAGGAGGGTGAAGATGAGCGTAGACATCTACGCCCGCAACAAGAAGGGGTTTGGTGCTTACGCGCCCAACCTTCCCACAATCACCGAAGAGGACCGCTCCTACTTTGGCTGCAACCACTCTTGCTACCGGTGGCTGGTGAGAGAATCAGGGCTCGAATGGGACGGGATGAACAACGGAGACTACGTGACTGCGGGGGACGCTAGGGAAGCGGCACGCTTTGCGTGGTATGCTTCGTTTTACGCGGAAGACGACTGGCACCGGCTCTGCCTGCAAGCGTTTGCCGCCTTCCTCTTCCAGTCGAGCGGGTTTTGGGTTTGGTAACGAAGAGTGAATGGCACGAGAAGGAGACATAAAGCCATGAAGCTGTTCAAGACGCTAACAGAAGCAGAGAAGCTACAATACCGTGAGTGGGCGCGAGCGAACTATAAGCCGTTCGAGCTTATACATGGCGTTTGGCACAAGACGAGTGCGTCCGCATGAACGCGGAAGCGGGAGAATATGTGCCATGATAACCAAACAACAAGCCATCGAAGCCCGCGAGTTTCACTACGGTGAATGTATAGTCGCCATCGGTCCGAGAGGAGGCGAATATGTCACGCGTGAAGTGTGGCGCAGGAACGGCCAAACGAAGACCTGGAAAACCCACCCGGACGAGACCTGGAAAACCCACCCGGACGAGTGGCAGGTACCAGTGAAGTACGGTCTCTATCGCTACCGAATTGACGAAATAGAGGCCGACCGCTGGCACACGGCGGAAGACTGCAACCCAACGGAGGTAAAGTATGAACGCCCGTGAGGCTTGGCTGGTCGTACTCATGCTGACTTTCTTCCTGCTGCTGGCTTTGGCCGTAGCAGGGGCGGTTAGCGAATGGCTGGCGCCGGAGGTGCAACGAACAATCGGTGAAGCTTGGACGCAGTAAAAAAACAGGAGGCACGGTCGTGAAGCACGAATTCGTTATCAGCGAAGGGACGAACCACCGGACCACAGCCAGCAGAACAGAGACGAATGGACGGCTATCGCCCTTCATTGAGTTTACGTTGGAGCGGTGGAATCCAGAGAACACATGGCGAAATAGCCACACTATTGAAGTATCCCCAAGCCAGCTAGTCGAAATTTACCGCAGGCTGGTCGGACGGTTCGCCAGAGAGGAGGAGATAAATGTGTAGCATTCCAGACAGCCAGATAGACAAAATAGTCGCGGAGGCGTTGGGGGTCCCACCACATCTACAAAACACGAGTGGAGATTACCTCAGCCTGCGCGAAGCGCTTCGGCTGGCAGGTTGTGAGTTAACGGACGCAGACATTCGATACGCAGCGGAGAGGGGAATCCGTGACTACGTAGGTAGGGACGCGAGTTTTGTTCGTAGACGGTTAAAGGAGGCGCTACCGGAGTATAGTTGACAGCAAACCCCCTGCGGGTCTTTAATGGGCTATATGGACAGCCCGATAGGAAAGGGGTAACAGACGTGCTGCAAAAACTCATCGTTTGCATTGAGTTTGAGGACGACATAAGCAAAGCGGCGTTACGTGAACGAATCAACGAGGCGATACCAGAACCTACACGCCTAAACATTCAGGGCATTGGTTGGCGCTTCTTCGATTCTCTAGAGGAAGCGCTACAGAAAGAAAGGTAAAGAAAAATGCTTTGCCTTGACCATCAAGAGGGACGCGTGCCAATGTTCCTTCGGTACACTTACTGCGAAGAGTGCGCGGTAGTTTATGGGTACAACAAGCGAAAGGCGGCGGGTGCCAAATCCGCTGAGACGAAGCGCAAGACCGCACGTAACCAGAAGACCGGTGCCCCCCTGTGGCCCGAACTGATATGGTCTGCGGTCGAGAAAGCGCACGACATCGAACGGATTCGGGAGCAAATGACAGGAGTAAAGACGCTACCATGGCCAAGCCACTAACTCTACTAGCTGTGGTCCGGCTCTTGCGCCAAAGCGCGAAAGAAAGTGCGCGAATTGGACAACAGGTAGTCCGGGCGCGAATCGTGCGCGAAATTGCCCAACGAGAAGAGAGGAGAGCAAATGGCTAAGAAATATCGAATTGTTGAGCATAAAGACCCGATTTCAGTCTGCCTAAGCGACGGAGTGAACGACATCCGTGAACTCTACGATGAAATGCTTAGCTGGCAGGAGCAAATGGACAGCGCGGATATGAGGCATCTTCCCAAGTACGACGAGGTGACTGCAGCTGTGGAAGTCCTCGAACGGGTCGAGGAACTAGATAGCGCAATCGGTGAAATTGAAAACCTCATCGACGCGGGGACCATTGGGAATGAGGACGTAACCTATCACGCGGCGGTCCCCTACGGGAAGCGAGCGCAACCCAGATGGATGCGGCATTCCACAGCTATTAACCAATTACAGGCTGTAGTTGATTTTCTGCGAGATAGCGATAAAGGAAACAGCGAGGACGGTGTACTGGACGCAGTTGATGAGCTAGCCAGCCAAATTGGCGAATTCGAGAGCGTTGACTTTCCGGGGATGTATTAATGGACGACATCCTTGAGGATATTCTAGACGAACTGGCTAAGGCTAGGAGTGCCAATCCCGACTTTCCGGGTGTTCACGGTGGATGGGCAGTCATATTTGAGGAGGTGGATGAATTGTGGGATGAGGTGCGGACAAAAGCTCACAGCCGGTCCAAGGAACGGATGCGGAATGAATGCGTCCAAATAGCGGCTATGGCAATCCGGTTTATTGAAGACTGTTGCGATGGATGACGAACACCTGGAGGTCAAAGCCATGCGTGAGGAGGGGTGCGCGGCTATTGGGATGCTGGAGAACGTATTCAATGGCCTGACTTCACCAGACGCAATAGAGAACGGTGTGGGCAAGGAGTTGACTAAAGAGATAGCATCGGCTGTGGCAAATACCCTTGTTGCTGCCGAACGCTGTGGTCATGAGGCTGAGGTCGCACGGCTCACCAAGGAGCGGGACTTATTTGAGCGCCATCGGGCAGAACTTCAAGACATGGTGCAGAAGCAGACAGCACACTACTATCGGCTCACGGAGGAACGGGAGAAATGGGATATCGATGTGACGATGGATGGGGATGACGTGATAGTAACCGTCAACGGAGAGGAGCGATTTCGAGCATCGCCTGAGTGGCTGGAGACAAACGCACTCTACAACGCATACCATCGGCTCACGGAGGAGCGTGACATGCTCAAGACGCAATCCCTGCTCGTAGAGATGAGAGTCATGCGCGAGGACATCCGGCGGCTGGTGAGAATACTGCGAGAATTGTTGCACATGCGGAAGCGGGGTGAGCGGCTATGGCCGAGGGATGAGGCTGTTGCTGGGGCTGAATCCCTGCTCGCCGAGATGTCTGAGCGATATAAGGAGGAGACGATGAACCCTGAGCGAACGGCACAAACTGGAGCGGAAGGATAAGGTTCGCATGGGCCGTGGCGCTGTCGTTGGGGTTGTTGTGGGGAGTGGGCGCTGCGGCGGATGGAGGGAATGATGGTAGTGATTCCAGCACCAGCCAGAGTTCTACTCACAATCGTGGAATGTTTAGCGTG